AAACTCTTCGCGCCATTCGCCACTATGACAAACCTAAAGTCTTCCGAAGACGGAAACGCGGAAACCGATATGTCAAGTTCCGCGACTGATCTTGAGCAATACCGATGCGATCAATGCGAGAAGGAAACCGACATCACAGGCATTGCCTTCCTCTCTCCCGCAGATGCCACCATGAAATGCAGTCCCTTTCTGGAAATGAAAACCCTTTGTTATGACTGCTACATCCCATTCTGATATTCAGGACTTTCGGGTATTCCTTCAGATATGCTGGCAACATCTAGGGCTACCAGAACCCACCCCGGTTCAGTACGACATCGGCGCATACCTCCAAAAAGGCCCCAGAAGGCTTGTCATTGAAGCTTTTCGCGGAGTGGGTAAATCCTACATCACCTCTGCTTTCGTTGCACACCAGCTCCTTCTTGACCCTGAGAAGAAGATCCTCGTCGTATCCGCATCGAAAATACGCTCTGATGATTTCTCGACCTTTGTTCAACGCCTCATTATCGAGATGCGAGTCCTTCAGCATCTTGCACCCGCGCCTGATCAAAGAAACTCCAAGATCAGCTTTGACGTTGGGCCTGCTACCGCTTCACACTCCCCATCTGTCAAGTCGGTCGGGATTACGGGCCAGCTTGCCGGATCGCGTGCAGACCTGATTGTTGCTGATGACGTAGAAGTCCCGAATAACTCGGCCACCCAGCTCATGCGGGATAAGCTGTCAGAGTCCATCAAAGAATTTGACGCCATCCTGAAACCTAACGGGCGCATCGTCTTTCTTGGCACTCCGCAAACCGAACAATCCCTCTATGATCTCCTGCCGGAAAGGGGCTACGAAACCCGCATCTGGCCTGCCCAATACCCCGAAGAAGGATCTGTCAGTAAGTATGGCAATCGCCTAGCCCCTCTTATCAGAAAAAGACTAGATTCCGGCAAAGCCAGTTTCTCTGATCCTACTGATCCGAAACGCTTCGATGCCACCGACCTAGAAGAGCGACGCCTGTCCTACGGCCGTGCGGGTTACGCGCTCCAATTCATGCTCGATACCTCTCTATCGGACATGGATCGTTACCCGCTCCGGCTTCAGGATCTCATTGTCATGAACCTGAACTCCGAAAACGCTCCTCAGAAAATCGTCTGGTCCCCGACACCAGAAGGACAGATCCAAGACCTTCCCTGCGTCGGCCTTCGTGGTGATGCCTATTACGAGCCCTTTGAAGTTGCATCCGATTGGATTGAATACAACGGCTCCCTCATGACCATCGACCCCGCAGGCAGAGGCAAAGACGAAACCGCATACACCGTTACTAAATTCCTCAACGGCTACGTCTTTCTGCTCGACTTCGGTGGGTTCCTAGAAACAGGTTACTCCGAAAAGACCCTCTCTACCCTCGCAGAGCTGGCACACGCCTTCTCTATCAACCATGTCCTCGTCGAAGCCAATTGGGGGGACGGCATGTTCACCGAAATGCTTCGGCCCTACCTCAATAAAACCCACCCTGTCGAGATCGAAGAAGTCAAACACTTCACCAATAAGGAAAAACGTATCATCGATACCCTAGAGCCTGTCATGAATCAGCATAAGCTGGTTGTCTCTAAAAAGGCCCTACACAAAGATTTCCAATCTACCCAGAACCTACCTCCCGAGTCTGCTCTTAGTTATCAGCTCGCCTACCAAATGACACGCATCACCTATCAAAAAGGCGCCATCAACCACGATGACCGCCTCGATGCGCTCGCCATTGCCGTCAATTACTGGACGGAACATCTCGCCCTTACCGCAGATCGCGCTATCGAAAAACGCAACGAGCACATGCTCAATCAAGACCTAAAACGCTTTATTCGAAACCTTCCTATTAACCGTGGTGGCCCAAGAAAGCCTAAACCCGCAGTCTGGTTCGAAGGTTGACGGAAAAATGTGAGGGGGTAACCGATACGCCCGGGGACGGAGTCCCCCCGGTGCCGACCAGCTCCGCTGAGCCCATAAGAGTGAACGGAAACCTTTTTTATGGCCGATCCGGCTGGCTGGAACACCTGCGGCGCTATCAGATGCACCACGGCGGCCGGAGCCCGTGCTATCAGGCTTTCAAGGCCTTGGGTTTGCGCTATGTCTTTTTCAATTGTCTTTTATCGGATCAAGACCGCCACGGTTTGCATGCTAGCATCACCACGCCGTCGAAACTTTGAGACGTGCCGCCTTGGATGCAAGCCGCATGATTTTGATTGTCTGCGCGTCTTTGAGCGCTTTATCCCTCTTTTTCCCGCATTTCGAAGCAAATCAACATTTTCTTTCAATTATTTTTATCAATGATTTCATGGCTTTACATTCTTTTTTTCATTATTCGCAAATAATAGCTTCCCATTTTCGCTAAAAAAGGCCTATTCTATTCCTGTCGCAACAATTCCTTTTAAACTCAAATGAGGTCGCTTATGAATGCATATGAATCACTTCCAGTATCAAGCCTGAGAACATTAGTCAGACAAAACATTGAAGACGGTTGCATTGAGCGTATACCGGGGACCGTAATAGCCGGAGCCACTAAGAAAGAATGCCTAGCATGGCTTGACGGTACGCTTTACCAGCCTGCGCCGGAGCTTGCTTCGGAGCCTGCTAGCAACGGCAACGGCCACGCCGCAACCGGGGACGCCGCGGAGCTGTTACAAAAACTCGGCCAGTACATGAATCCCAAAGCCGAGCTTGATGAAAGCCGCGTTATTGATCTGATCCAGCAACATGCACCGAAGGCCGAAGCCCGGACCGTAAAGATTGAGATCGGTGAGAAGCCAGCCGTTGAAATCGACAAACAGCATAAAAACTTTGATGAATTGCTGACCGTATCGGTAGCCCGCATCAATGCTATGCTGGTCGGCCCTGCCGGATCAGGTAAGACCACGGCCGCTGAGAAAGTAGCCGAAGTGATGAGCTTGCCGTTTAGTGCTATCAGCTTCGGACCGCTAACCATGCAATCTCAGCTAGTCGGCTATGAAGACGCGCACGGCGTCTATCATGAAACCGCATTTGTCAAAGCATACCGAGACGGCGGTGTTTTCTTAGGCGATGAGATTGACGCGGCCGGACCTGCGGTGCTGGTAACCATCAACATGGCCCTTGCTAACGGCGCTATGTCAACGCCTATTGGCATGGTTAAAAGACATCCTGATTTTATCTTTATCGCAGGCGCCAATACTTACGGCTCCGGCGCGGATAGGTCTTATGTCGGCCGCGCTCAACTTGACGCCGCGACCTTGGACCGTTTCGCATTCATTGACTGGCCCTATGATGAAGACCTTGAAGCCGATTTAGTCGGAAAAGAGTGGATTGCATGGCATCACCGCATCCTCGAATACCGCCGGAATGCAGAAAACCACGGGCTCAAAGTTGTGATCAGCCCGCGTGCCAGCATCAACGGTGCCAAGCTTCTCGCCGCCGGGATGAAGCAAGACAAAGTTGAAAAAATGCTTATTTTCAAGGGCCTTGACGCGCAAACCGTCGCGAAGATCAAAAACAATCATTAATTGGAGAAGCTTATGAAAAGGACAGGCAATATTCAAAAATTCGATTCAATGATGGATTTCATCAACGCGGCACGGCTTCCCGGAACAACCGGGACCGAAACCGCATCAGGCGAAATCAGCGGACACCGTGAAGAATTCACTGGCACAAAAAACATGCAGGAAGCTTTAGACCTCGCGGAATTCGGCTGGAAAGACGGGCTCAATCAGATTGAAAAGGCCCTCGACGAAATCACCGCGGAGCCGCACGTCGAACCCGCGCCAATTTTCGACGTTACAGGCGAAGCTTTCAATCTTGACGCGGTATTGCAGGGACAGCCGGAAGACATGTTTTTCTTCATGGATCAGGAAACCAATAAGCCGCGGGTGATTTCGCTGGCTTTCAACTTTTCCCACGGTTGTTCCATCACCGCTGAGGAAATCATGAAACGCGGCGCCGCGATAGCTTCGGCTGTCAATGATATCGAAAGTGCCGGAATACGCGTGGAATTGTTTGCATACAAGGTGACCACAAAACGAACCCGGAGCCGTGGATATTCCCGGACAAAGGCATTAATCAAAATCAAGGATGCTGATCAGCCGCTTGAGCTTGAGCGCTTATGTTTCGCCGCGGCTCATCCTGCAATGCTCCGGCGCTTATGGTTTCGAATCGCGGAACAATACGGCGTCCGCGAGTTTAAACAGCGCTTTGGTGAGTGCTACGGTAGCTCAACCGATTTGCACCGAGCCGAATATCAAGAGCTTGGCCTTGAAAACGTGATTGATGTCAGGCACGAGGATTTCACGCCGGACGAAGTCAAGGCCACGGTGAAACGTCAATTAGATTCAATCTTAAATAATCAATAAAACGGGCCTGCAAAGGCCTTTTCTTTCAATCTTATCAAAGGATCAAGCTTATGAATAAAACAGCCGCTATCGCGATTTTAAACAGCCTTAACAATGCAATGCTTCATATCCCGGAAGCCTATAACTTTGATCACGTCTCAACGGCCGCGAACGCCGCGATGGAAAAAGCTATTGAAGACATGAAGCCTATCATTTATGAGGCCTCTCAGGAATTGCTTAAAGAAATTGGCATGGGGGAAATTGGAC